TATCCGCATTTTGTGATATACATGAAATTAGGTATCCAGGAGGAGGAACAGTAGACCAATTAGTTGCTTTAGTAAAAAGAAAATAGAGGATAGTAATAAATGGCTACTAGGAAAGAATTAGTAAATGAAGTTTTAAGACGGTTAAGAGAACCAGAACTAGGTGCTGATTCTACTGTAGCGTCAAGTACTTATGCAGTAATGGTGGCTTCTTTCCTTAATGATGTTAAAGAAGAGTGTGAAGATGCTTGGGGTTGGGGACAACTTAGAGAAACTGTCCAGTTTGATACTGAATCAGGTACGTCTTTGTATTCTTTACCATTAACAACAGTAAGAACCAAATTACTTTCTATGTGGAATACTACTCAAAATTCTAGGATGAGACAAGTTACAGAAGACTATTTTAATAGGAGTACTCTTATAGGTACACAGTCTAATGCTGGACCATCTTTTTATAGAGATAGAGGAATACACGCAGCTACTGAATATAAACAAGTAGAATTACACGCTACTCCAGATGGTGTTTATACTATAAAAGCAGAAATAGTTAATCCACAAAAAGAACTTACTTCTGATGATGAAAAAGTAACTTTAAGTGTAGCTAGAAAAGCTATGGTTTATGGTGCTTGGGGACTATGTATATCTGAAAGAGGAGAAGATGGCGGTCAATTAATGGATGAAATAACAAATAAGTATTCTTTTTACCTTCAGACTGCTATAGAACTTGATAGACGTTCTTATCCAGGTGATGGTGATTCAGAGGTAGTATAATGGCTACCAAACTTATACCAGTATCTATACCCTCGCCAGGAAATTTAGGATTAAACACACAAAGTTCTGCTGTAGGATTAGGACCAGAGTGGGGTTTATTTTTAGATAATGTAGAGTTTGATAACTTAGGTCGTATTGCTGCTAGAAAAGGATTATTAAAAGTAACTACTAGCGCGATAGCTAGTAAACCTACTTTTGGTAACATATTTGAATATAGACAGACTGCTACTACATCTCATATTATAAGTGGTGATAGTACTAATGGTAAGCTATATTCTGGTACAACAACATTAACAGATATAACTGGAAGTCTTAGTTTTACTAATAAGAATTGGCAATTTGCTAATCTTAACGGAAGAGTAATAGCAGTAACTAAAGAAGAATTTCCTATTTACTGGACAGGTAGTAGTAATTTTGATTACATACATAATCAACATTCTAATTGGGCAGCAGCAACTGCTTATGCTCTAGGGGCTACTGTTAAAGCGGTAAGCTCTGCAACAAAAGAAAGGTATTTTGTTTGTACTTCAGCAGGAACATCAGGAGGTTCAGAACCTACATTTCCTTCTGCGGAGGGAGCTACTGTAGTAGATAACGGAGCTACATGGACTACAGTTAAAATGCCAAAAGGTAATTGTATTTTATCAGCTTTTGGTAGATTGTGGGCAGCAGATTCAGATAAAACTACGATAAGGTTTTCTGCTTTAAATAATGAAAAACTATGGGATACTACAAACGGTGGTGGTACTATAGATTTAGTTAATAACTTTGCTTTTGGTAAAGATGAAATTATTGCTTTATCTACGTTTAATAATCAGTTAATTGTTTTTGGTAAAACAAATATTACAATATTTAATAGTCCAGTCATTCCTACGTCTTTAGCGTTAGCAGATTCTGTAGTAGGTATGGGATGTGTAGCAAGAGATACTGTTCAGACTATAGGTTCTGATTTATTATTTCTTTCTGGAGATGGGTTAAGGTCTTTATCTCGTACTATTGAATTAGAAAAAATGCCAGCTCAAGATTTTAGTCAAAACATAAGAACAGATATTATTAAAGAAATAAATACTGTTACAAAAGAAGATATTAAATCTTGTTGGTCAGAAAAAGAAGGATTCTATCTTCTTAAACTCGGAAGTACTGTATATAATTTTGATTTTAAGAAGTTAATATCTAGTGTAAAGACTTTAGAAGTACCGCTACCAAAAATATCTAGGTGGCTTGGTATGGAACCAGATAGTATGTTCGTAGCTAGAGATGAAACTATATATTTTGGAAAGAAGGGGTTTGTTGCAAAATATAGTGGTTATAATGATTCTACTTGGAGTGGTAGTGATGTAGTATCTGGAACGTATAATTTTAAGTACAGGTCTAATTGGCAAGATTTTGGATTTATTTCTCCAGAATTACAGGCATTATATAAAATGCCTAAGAAAATTAAAACTACTGTCACAGAAGGACAAGAATATACATTAAATTATTTTTGGGCTTTTGACTATATTAATACAGAGTATAGACAATCAGCTACTGCAATATTAAATAACTTAGTAAGTTCTGGGTCTCAATGGGGAACATCAGAATGGGGAGTTGCAGAGTGGTCTGGAGATGCTGAAGCAGTTGATTCTGTACCAGCACAACTCTCTGGTTCTGGACAAAATATGCAATATGGGTTTGATATAACTATTGATGGTAGCACTATAGCTATACAACAAATAGAACTACTAATTAAAATTGGAAGGGTGGCAAGATAATGAGTGATTATACAAGAGTACATGATTTTAGTGCAAAAGATGCATTAAGTACAGGAGACGCTCTTAAAGTTATAAAGGGTTCAGAAGTAGATGCTGAACTTGATGCTGTTGTAACTGCGGTAGCAACAAAAATAGAATTTGAAAAAGGTGATGATATTGCTTCAGCTACTACTTTAGTAGTGGGTACTGATGGAAACTATTTTGATATCACAGGAACTACACAAATTAATGCTTTTACTGTTGCTATTAATAGACGATTTACTTTACAATTTGATGGGGTTTTAATATTACAGCATCACGCTACAAATTTAGATTTACCTAGCCAAGCTAATATAACTACAGCAGCAGGTGACGTAGCAGAGTTTTTTAGTCATACTGCTAACCAAGTTCAATGTGTTAACTACACAAAAGCAGATGGTACAGCAGTTGTAGCGAGTGCAGGTGGTGGTCCATCTGTAGGAACTAACGCAATTATTAGAACTAACGCTGCAAATATTCAGGAAGATATAACTCTGAGCGACCACTTAGCAACATTTACTTCTGTTCACGGGGATGAAACTTTAAACAAAGGAACAGATGATGGTTTTGTAGATGGCGATATGGTGCAATTAACAGGAAGTGACTTACCTAATGGGTGGTTAGAAAATACACAATATTTTGTTAGAGATATTACATCTTCAACTATGAAACTAGCACTAACTTTTGGAGGTCCTGCTGTAGCTATTTCAGATAACGGTTCGGGAACTAATAAAATATATCAAAATATAAACGGAATGACCGCAGGACCAGTAACAATAAGTGAAGATACAGTTACCATTCCGTCGGGTTCAACATGGAGTATTATTTAGATGAGTACATTAAAGGTAGATACACTTCAAGACAAAGCAGGGGCATTTGAACATGCTAGATTAGTTCAGATGGTTGATGCAGTAACAACTTCAGTAGCAACAGGCTCAACGACTACACCGAATGACGATACAGTTCCAACAAGTTCAGAGGGAACAGAATATTTAACTTGTGCAATCACCCCAACTCATGCGAGTAACAAATTATTAATCCAATGTAATTTTCCATTTGTAGAGTCTGCTACTGCCGCACATTGTTTTCTATCTTTATTTCAAGATTCTGGTTCTGCGGCTATCGCTTGTGCAGGTAATCTTACGCAAGGTAGTACAGGTGTAATTGAACTTAATTTAAACCACTACATGACTGCGGGAACAACCTCATCAACTACTTTTAAAGTTAGAATCGGGGCAAATAGCGGAGCGACAACAATCAATGGACATGGTGGTGCGAGAAAACAAGGTGGTTCTGCAAGTTGCAGAATAACCATTTCGGAGATACGAGTATGATTAAAACAAATAATGCTTCTGCTTTGTGGTGGAAATATCCTGATGTTGGTGGTATATCAACTGTAGATGGAGTCATAACAGAATGGAATGATTCATTACCAGAATTAACTCAAGATTTAGTTGATGCTGCTGAAGCTGAGTGGGAAACAAAAGAATCTCATAAAGGTAAAAGACAAGCTGAGTATCCATCTATTCAAGACCAACTTGATGACATCTACCACAATGGAATTGATGAGTGGAAGAAAACAATCAAAGCTGTCAAAGACAAATATCCAAAGGGGTAGAATATGAGTAAATTAGTAGTTGGCGAAATTGAAGATGCAGACGGAAGTAACCCATTCTCCATCACCCTCGGAACTGAAGCCGCACATGGCGGTGGTTCGTCTAGGACTCTTACAGATATTCCAAGCGGAGTAAAGAAAGTAACTATTATGATTGAGCAGTTAAGTTCAAACGGCACAGATGATTATATTCTGCAAATTGGCCCGAGTGGTGGAGTAGTAACTTCAGGGTATGATTGTGATGCAGGAGCGTTAGGTAATAACTACACAAATAGTACCGCAGGTTTTCTGTTAATGCAGACAACAGTAGCCGCGAGTCTATATAACGGAACATACCACTTATATCTTTTCAATTCCTCAACTAATCAATGGTGTTTTTCAGGTGGTTGCACAACAAATAATGATGGTCATGTTTCGCATGGTCATGTTTCTCTGAGTGGTGCATTAAATAAAATATCAATTACTACTACGGGTGGAAGTAATGTTTTTGATTCTGGCGCAGTTAATATTCAATTTCAGTAGAGGAAAATATAATGGCACATGATGTAGTAGAAACTAGCTTAAAGACAGGTTTGACAATAACCAGAGATTACACTCAAGAAGAGAAAGATGCTATCGCTATTGCTGAAGCAGATGCAAAGAAGAATTTTGATGCTCTCGATTATAAGACTAAAAGAAAATCAGAATTTCCCACGATAGAAGAATGTGTCCACGCAATACTTGATGATGATTTAGAGGCACTTCAAGCTAAAAGAACTGCTGTTAAGGAGAAATATAAAAAATGACAAAGGTAACTAACACAGGTATTTTCATTCCAGAGGGAAGTGATGATGCTGCTGACGTAACAGGTTCTTCTCAAATCTGGACTAAATCAGATGCACCGAGTTCCTTGTACCATACAGATGATGCAGGGAATAAGTATAGACTTGGCGGTAGCACTTTAGGGACAGAAATTGACCTAACCTCTGCTACTACGTTTACAGGAATACCTGCTGGCGTTAATTGGATTGATGTTAGTTTTCGA